GGATAATCCTCGGGGAACAGGTCCTGGCGCTCAAAAGCTTACCATCCTGTTCTCAGCGCACAGCGCCTGGGTTTACTCTGGATAATTCCGCCTGCGGTTCTAGAGTTAAACGATGTCACGCCTGCAGTCAATACCTGCGTGATGTCAAGACCTGCTTGGCCGTCGGTTTGCGGATCATTCGGGTTCGCTTTGGGATTCCCCATTGCGAGCTTCCGGATCTTCTTGCGACTGACTTGGCCAAGTATCTCGTTTTCCTTTTGGGACAGGGCAAGCCTCGGGCCTCTGTCCCCTTCCCCAGACGTCAACGTCCGGGGAAAAATGGTCTCTGCAATCTACAGAGACTGTGTCGATCAGATCGTTGGGCTTTTGCCCACAGTCTGAATAGTTTAAAGCGCAACCTGCCAGCAGGTTGTAGTCGACACAAGGCGTCTCACGCTGATTCCTTCCAGCAGAATCAGTGTCCTCCTTCCCCCCCCCTATCTTCTCCTGAGTACCTGTCGTTTTGCAGACGGGAGGTACGCAGACTCTTTCCGTACGGTTGGGATTCCCCAAGTTACGTTCGCCATGTCCAGGCGTTCGTCCCCCGTGCGTCAGCGAGGGAGACCCCGTTGACTACCGCTGATGACCTTTGGAAGGGTCGAAGGAAAGAGTTCTACGCCGGCTGCCTGCATGGACGTTTGGATGCGTCCCAATTGAAGTGCAGGTATAAAGAGGTCCTATCGGCGGGCAAAGTTAGGCCACTCACGATTTTTGAGTCGCGTGTGGATTTACTTGGCCCTCTTCACAAGGCTGTGTACGAACACCTTGGGAAGTTTGATTGGCTGCTGAAGGGACCACCGACGGAGGAGAAGATTAAGTCTACCTGTGCTGGGCACTCTTGGTTTACTTCGGTAGACTTGGTGTCCGCTACGGACAATCTGTCGCTTGATGCGGCAGAAGCAATCCTCGGGGCTCTCTTAGCGAAGAGCTCCACTGTTCCCGGAGGGATTCGCCTTTTGGCGATGAACTCCCTACGGTGTCTCGTCTCTCTACCTCGTGTAGAGGGTCGGGTCGAGGTAACGCACGGTCAGATGATGGGTGGTTACCTCTCCTTTCCCCTGCTCTGTCTCCAGAGCTACCTAGCCGCCAGGTGGGCGACTAGGGGCTACAAGGCAGGGATCCTAGTGAACGGTGACGATACGCTTATCGCCGCCGGGATCGCCGTTGAATCGTCTTCATACCCTCCAGGTTTTAAGCTGAATAGCACAAAGACGATCAGAGCGCAGAACGTGGCTGAGATTAACTCTACAGTGTTTCTGCTGGGGTCAAAGGGCAGATGGCGCAAGGTCGACCATCTGAGGAGAGGTAGTGCTGTTCCCGACTACGATGGAATGCTGCACCTTGCGGCGGCAGTTCGCGGTTCTATCGCTTGGACGGACGCTTTTTTGCGTTCGCTGGTCGGGAAAAGCTG